CTAACGGTATCACACTTCCTTGGGCATTTAGCCTAATGGAAGCTTTTGGTAACGCAGATGTTCCAGATGATGGTCAGCGTTATTGTGTTGTTGGTTGGGAACAGTGGTCTCAGCTAATGGACTTGGACGAGTTCTCTCGTGCAGAGTACATTGGTACGGAGCAACTTCCATTCCAAAACTCAATCACAGCTAAAAACTGGCTTGGCTTTACATGGTTCCCATTCTCAGGATTGGATTCTGTGAACAGTGATGCAGACCGTAAGTGTTTTGCATGGCATTCAAGCTCAGTTGGTCATGCTATCGGCACTGACGTTTCGTCAAACATGCAGTATCACAACGATAAAGATGCGTATTTTGTTCTTAATAAGATGCAAATGAACGCAACACTAATCGATGCGACAGCATGCTATGAACTCATCCTCAAGAAATAAGGAGACCAAATAATGGCTTTAGTTACAGCAAACCTGACTTTGGTAAACTACTCAGGCAACGGGTTCCATATTTGGCACTACGTTACTGCGGATGATACCAACAACGAAATTGATGCCGCTGGTTACTTTAACGGCGCATCAAATGAAATGAATGTTGGAGATGTTATCTTCGCTAAGACCTCAAACGGTTTTGGTATGGTAACTGTTCTCAGCAACTCTGGCGGCGTAGTCGATACCGGCGATGTTGTCAGCATGGCTACTGACTCACGTTAATGGCTAAACAACCTACTAAGAAGGCGGCGGTTAGTTCCGCCCCTTCTACCCCTAAAACGAAAGAGAAAGTATCTAAAGGATACACAGTAACTTTTGGTAAGGGTGTCACAATAGGAAAAGGTGTAAAGTAATGGCTTTCAAGAATTGTCCAAACTGCCCCACCACAGCTAAATGCCGTGAAGCTGGGAAGTGCTTAATGAAATCTTACTCAGGTAAGAAGATGGGTAAAGATAAAACTCCTCCCGCAGGGAAAGATTACTCTTAGATAGAGGTTTCTAATGTACAACATTCCTAAAGCTCCCAAAAAAAATAAGAATATTAAAAAAGCTTCCGCAATGGATACTTTTGTAGCTTTATCGCCTCATGCTTCTGAAATTGGTGCTGGAATGGCCCAAGGGCTTGGAACTATAGCTGGTGTTGTTGGTGGTTATAAAGCTGGCAAAAAAGTTGTAAGCGGCGTTAAAAACACAGCAAAGTCTGTTAAAAGTATGGGTAAATTTATGGGTGGAGGTAGCTAGTGCCAACAACTCCATCAACGGATATTGAGGTTGCACAAAAGGCTATGGTCATGATTGGACTAGAGCCTTTAACTTCATTTACAGACAATACTGATGAAGCTCTTGTAGCTAACACAATATTCGAGGATGTTGTAGCAGACTGCCTTGGACAGCATAACTGGAACTTTGCAACAGGACAGAAAACATTATCTCGTTTAACTGATGTTCCTGTTGATAGATGGGATGCTGCCTATGCACTCCCAACTGACCCAGCGGTTATGCAGGTTATTACAGTTACTATTGATGATGCTCCTCAGAGATACGACATTTATGAGCGTTACATTTATATTGACGCACAATTAAATGATGATGTTGTTCTTAACTATGTGTTTAGGCCGGAGACTCAGTATTGGCCTCCTACATTTACTATGTGGGTTATATTCCGCTTGGCATCTGTTTTGGCTTTGTCTGTTACAAGAAAAGGCGATGTAGCCAACTCATATACACAGCTTGCAGAAGCACAGTTTAGAAGAGCTAAAGCTAGAGACTCACAGCAGGTCACTACACAAGGACTTCGTTTAAGCAGATACCATAGAGCTAGATTAGGCTCAGGCATTTACCAAGAAATAGAAGGCACATAATGAATGGCACTGCTTCGCTCTTTCTACACAAACTTTACTGCCGGAGAGCTATCTCCGCTTTTATCGTCTCGCATTGATTCAAATGCATATAAGAACGGAACAAAGAAGCTAAGAAACTTCCGTGTTTTGTCTCAAGGCGGTATTCGTAGAAGGGGTGGGCTTCGCTATTTGCAGGAGCTTGATGACCTTCCATATCAAACAGAGCCTTATGTATATGATGAAGATGAAGCTTATATAGCTATTTTCTCTAATCAAAAGGTGCAGTTTGTTGATACAAGCTCTCCAACAACTATAGCATCTACTATAACTTCATGCCCTTGGACTACGGCTATGATTGGTGGTCTTCGTGTTGCACAGTCTGGAGATACAATGATTGTTGTTCACCCAGATATGCCAATGCAGAAGATAACAAGAACTGCTGTAGATACTTTTACAAGGGCCGCATATGCTTTCGATACTTCAGATGGATTTATTCATCAGCCTTATTATAAGTTTGCGGCACCTGATGTAAGCCTTACGCCTCAAAACTCAAGTGCTGGAAGTCAAAACATTACAGCAAGTACAGGTATATTCTCAGCAGATTGGGTTGGTGAGGAGATTGAATTTATTGATTCTGACAATGTTAAGCATCACGTATTAATTACTGCATATACATCTGCAACAGTAGTTGTCGGAACATTTGATACAGCTCCTCATAACACTGACTCTGTTACAACTTGGTCTGAGCAAGTTTTTTCCACAAGACATGGATATGCTCGTAGCGTTGTATTTCATGACCAAAGGCTAATATTTGGCGGTTCAAGAGACCTTCCAAACCACCTGTTTATGTCTAAAACTGGAGAGTTTTTTAATTTTGATGTTGGCACTGGATTGGACAATGAGTCTATTCAGATTCAGATTGCTGAAAACCAAGTATCAGAGATTAAGTCTTTGGCCTCTTTTAGGCACCTGTCAATCTTTTCTTCTGAGCAGGAGCTATATGTACCTACATCAGAGAACAAGCCACTCACGCCCTCTACAATCGCCGTTAAGAAGCAAACGTCGTACGGTAGTGGTGCTGTTGCCCCTGTGGAGTTTGACGGTGCATTAGTATTTCTTACAAAGTCAAAAGGTGCTGTTAGAGAATTTGTCTTTTCTGATTTAAGCCAAGCATACAATTCTGATGCACTAACATTGCTATCATCTCATTTGATTGGCACTCCTACACAGATTGTGTCTCAGCGTGAAGCGTCAGACCAGATTGAAGCTTATCTGTATCTTGTAAATGAAGAAGGTAAGATGCCTGTCTTTATGTCTATTCGTAAAGAGCAGTTACAGGGGTGGGGTGAGTATTCTACTCAAGGAAACTTTAAGAATGCTGTTGTTGTTAATAGAAGGCTGTACACGATTGTTGAAAGAACAATCAATGGAGCAACACTTACAAGCCTAGAGCTTATGGACAATTCATACCATGTTGATTGTGCCGCTAAATATACAAGTGGAAGTGCTACTAAAAACTGGACTATATCTCACCTACCTAACACCGAAATTGTTGTTAAGTCAGGTAACTACTCTATGGGAACTTATACTACAAACGGGTCAGGTCAACTTACATTAAGTGAAGCAGTTAGTTCAGTAGAGATTGGCTTAGACTTTACACCAGAACTAACAACACTTCCCCCTGAGTTTCAGTTGCCAGATGGTATATCTGTTGGGCAGAAAAGACGCATTGTAAGAGCTGTGTTAGACCTTAATGAAGCTCTTAATGTTAAGACCAGAGGTACAACTCTTTTGATTAGGCGTGTTACTGATGACTTTTCTCTTGAGCCTGTTGCAGTTACATCCAGAAAGGAAGTGTATTTGCTTGGATGGTCATCTGAGGGTACAGTGACAATAACGCAAGACCAGCCGTTACCACTTACGATAAACGGCATATTGTTAGAGGTGGAAGTATAATGGGCGTTGAAATGCAAATAGCCTCTGCCGCTGTTGGTTTTTTAGCGGCAAAACAGCAAAAAGCTGTATATCAGATGGAAGCTGATGCTTATAGAGAGCAAGCTGACATGGCTAAAATACAAGCCGGACAACAAGAGACCGAAAGAAACAGAAAGCTTAGAATGCAACTTGCGTCACTTGGAACGTCAATGTCTGCACAAGGTGTAGCTGTTGGTACTTCTGCTTCAACAAGTGCTTTGATTCGAGATGAAAAAGATATTGCGGCGGCAGACATCTCATCTATACGACTTATGGGTATGTCGAATAGACGCAAGTACGAATTAAGTGCGGCTGGTTCTGATGCTTCAGCTAAAGCTACTACTCTTAAGGCATTTGGAAGTGCGGCTACATCAGCTTATGAGATTAAAAACACTTAAAGGATTTATTCATAATGGCTTTTAAAAAAACAGGTGGTAGAGGTGTTTTTGTTCAGCCTACAGGAATGCCTAATTTAAGTGGGTTTTCTGCGGCGGCTAGTGCATGGCAAGACATTGCTAAAGCTGGTCACAGCATTGGCGCAGATATGCGTAAACAGGAACTCAATAAACTTATACTTACTGCTGAAGCAGATGGTCGTACTGCTGGTGCCACTTATGACAAAGACAACAATCTTGTCCCTCTTACAAACATAAATACATCTAGGGCTATTGAGGAACAGGTTTTTGGAACTGGTGAGAAGGAAGCTTTAAGAAATGCTTACCGTAATGCCGCTATCAAAACTTATACAGCTTCACTGTCAACAGATACGAGAAAGTTTACAAATCAGCTTTTTCTAGAAACACCATCTGACCCAGACCAAATTCGTGGCTCTATGGAGGGATACATAGAAGGTCTTGGAATTGATGATGACCTTCTTCAATACGTTATGCCTAATATTGTTTCTGAATTTGTTACTGCTGAAAGCAAGGCGGCGGCAAATCAAAAGATTATAGCTGACAAGAACACAGAAACAGTAAACTTAACAAACATCAACAATGTCTATGACAAGATAGCTGTTATTTCTGCAACTGGCCCCGCTGAAGGCGATGCATTAGTTGGTCAGCAAAAGATGGTCGCTGAGCTAACTGAAGACATTGAAGGCTCATTAGATGCATTAAGAACTATTGGCTATACAGATACTCAGATTGATAACCTTAAAAAGGCTGGAACGCAAAGGGTAGAAGAGAAGGCTTACCAAGGTCATATTGAAAGAATATACATTCAGTCAGGAAGAAATTACGGTGCATCTTTAGACGCAATCCAAGACATGAAAAAGGGTTTAGCTAATAACCCTGACTTAGATGCAGATGCTATTGCCAAAGGCATGGACGCTCATCTTACTAAATTGCGTAATATTGATGTTGCAAACATTCAGCAACAAACAAAAGAAAACTCAGCTGTCGCTGGAACTGCTTCTTTAAATATTAGTATGGGAACTATAGACAGTGTTTCACAAATACTTGACCTTTCACTTGATGATGGGTCAAAGAGAGTACTTATAACTCAGCTACATTCTCTCCAAACTATGGAGCAAACTTCAAAAAAGGCAAATACAGCTATTGTAAAGAGTATGAACACAGAGCTTTTCAATACTCATATGATTTCAATAAAGAATGAAGAGGGAGACCCTCAAAGGCAAGCCGATGATTCGATAAAAATCCAAGCTATGATTGAATCTGGTGACTTAACTGCTCTTCAAATAACTCAGTATCAGTCAGAAGTTAATAAAATTGCAAAAAAACAAATAAAGGAAAAAACAAGTCTTGCTTGGGCAGACATAAACTCAAAAATGGGTGAGACTTCTGGCTACTCTCTTACCGTTAATGACCTTAAAGATATGACTCCAATGTTAATGGAGCAAGGACTTGTTGGAACTGACGAAGGAAAGGGACAGCAGACACCACAAGCTTGGCAGAAGGCTATAGCATCTTATGGTGCTAAAAAGAAAATATATGATGATAAGCAAACAAAAGTTCTTCAAGCAATCAAAAGACTTAGAAATGGCACATCCGCCAATCAAAAGTCTGATGCCGCTATTGTTGCTGAAGTAAAGGCTATTGATTTAGTGGAAGATGAACAGGGTAGAACTCTTACTCATTCAGACCCTAATTTAGCTGGTCAAAACATAAAGAAAGCTCTTGATTTTACTATTGGATATAAAGCTCTTCACCCTTCTATTGCAGAAGCTTTGACAGGTTTAGGTGATGATGCTGAAAATCCAGAAGCATTTGAGCTTAAAATTGGCTTATACGACACCATATTTGACAGTATTTTAAGAGGAACTACAGAAGCAGGTACTACTGATTTTGCTATGCCTAATCTAACCGCTAAAAGGTTTTTAGCAAAGCAAGGTGTAGATGTTACTGAATATGAATTAGCTAAAATTCAGGGCTTTAAAAAATACCAAATAACTCAAACAATCAAAGAGTCAGACAACGCCGACAGGTTTACAAGAAATATTGATGCTCAGTACGGAAGCGTTACAAATGCTGTTAAAGAGAACTTCCATGAGGCAACTGCTGGTTCTGGATTCTTTGAGTTTTTAGCAAACAACCTTGTTCCTTTTTACGACACTGACAATGCTGAAGTGTTAAATATGATGGATAGGATTAGAACAAATGTACCTGACCATAAAATTTTAACAGGCGATATAGAAGATGCATTTATAGGAGATGAGCGTTTATTAAGGGCTATTGAAGCATCTGTTATAAATCAATTTGCAACAAAGAATTATCCATTAACAGACAAAGGTATTCAGACAGCTATACAGCATGCTCTTACCATGGACTTGGGTGATGATATGGTTGGTATTAGTGTTGATTCAGATGGAGAGCCTTATTGGACTACAGCTTCTTGGTACAAGGACGCTAGTGTAAGCATTGGTGACTATCAGTATCCTGGCACTATAAGTGATGTTGTTTTTGGTGACATTAGAAGCAAGGCTTTAATGGGTGGTCAATTAGACCCTAAAGTTAGAGAGCTTATAGAAGGTGATGGTATTATTAGTTTAGAAGCTAACTCTGTTAGGGGCAAAGCTCAAACATACCGTGTGATTGTTAGAGACCCAGACGATGAATACAATATTACAACTATCATGCCTCACTACAAATTTGATTTTTCATCAAGCCCTGCAAACGGTGCAATGATAGCGGCAAAGCAACGTGCAAAGAACTCAAGCGTTATAAGCTTTATGGAAAGCCTTCCTATGGTAGGAGGTGTTGCTAGTCAGTCTCTTATAAAAAGTCAGGCACAGTTTATTCTTGATGACTTAGAGAACAATGCAAATATTGTAGGCACTACAGAGCCGGAAGGCTGGACTGGCATGTTAGAAATAATGCAAGCTGTTAATGACTTTGTTAATCCATTCTATGATTCATCAGTAGATGAAAAATATGATGTTGGTGATGTTAAGTTACTAAGAGCATTCCTTCGTGGCGATTTTACTGACACTGAATTTGCAAGTGAACTGGAAAAATATTATGA